ATATAATATTATTTTAAGGTTTTGAAAAATCCGCGGGTTTTAAATAATCGGTAAAGTTGTGCCTGAACTTCTTCTCTGGGTCACTCTCATCATTGTCAATCAGCAAAAAGTTAAACTTGTCTTTGGTAGCATACTCATACATATTTAATAATTGCTCTTTGGATACGCCTACACTGAACTCGCTTAACATCAGATTTAATGATTTCTTGTTTCCTGCTTTTAAAACTACAAAATAATTGCTATTCTGTCTTACCACAATTGGTATTCTATAAAAGTGCTGTGCCAAATACATAATCGTCACATTTTTTTTACGGCACATCATAAAATATTCACATACCTTCTCCTGATTTTTTGCCATCATCAAATCGTCAATGACAATCAAGTGATTTACATCCTTGTCAAACTTATTTAAGTCAGGCAGGTTATGTAGTCCTTCTTCTACAGTCACACCCTTGGTTTCTAACCACTCGTATAAAGGCTCTGATTTGTCCTTTGTCAGCACTAAAATGTCTGCGAATGTGCCCTTGCCAGCACACATATGGTTTAAGAAATTACATACAAAGTTGGTTTTTCCAGTGCCAGATGGTGCGGATACCACAATACGGGCGGGGAGTTTAATGTTGTGTGTCTTAAAGTTAGGGTTGTCGCTCTTAACTAAATATTCCTTGGGTATCTTCTCATACATATTAACAATTGACATAATTATACATATGTATATATTAAAAATTGGTTAAAGTTAATCAAAAATTAAAATGTTGTTTTATATAAATGGCAAGTTATGAACCACCAGTAGCAGACTATCCAATATTTGATAGTTTGGTTTTTCAATCTCCAAACTCAGCATCACTCACAATAGCAGAAGGAGACCTCCGTTATTTAGCAAGGCAGAATGTAGCTACAAGTATTGCTACAACAACCCAATTTAGCGGGGATGTAAGTGTAGGCAACTCCATCCTTGATTATACATCAGGACAAGGACTTTACATAAGAGGCACTGCCAATGGCGAGTCTATGTATATGAATGTATTGAGTGCGGGAGGAGTTACAAAACAAAAAATAGAATTAAATCCAGGACATTTACACTTATACGATGTTGTCCGATTTACAGACCCAACATCTCTCGCATATACAACTATCAACCAAACCTCCTCTACCAACTGTGACATAAGTAATACACTAACCCCTTCATCTACTATTAACTTAATAACAAAAACCAGTGGAGGGTCAAATATCACACCTCTTTCTTTATCCAGCACAACCAGCACATTCAATTTGCCAATTACAATTGGTTATACGGTTACGGCGAATACACAATTGGGTTTTACTGGCACGGTAGTAGGGGTCGGAACTGCTTCCCTGACAAACAACACCATAGTAACAGTAGTATCGGCACCAAGTGTAACATTAGCAGCAGGAACATATCTTATTTTGTTATGTGGAAATAATACCATATCAGCAGCAGGGGGTAATTTACAAACGTATGAGTTGGGTCTATCAACTGTAACCAATTCTTTTACAGGGGGATTTCAAGAGTTCGCACTTGCTACAACAACTGTCCCTGCTATAACAGGAAGAATAGTGGGAAGAGTTCAAAGGGTATTTACTGTCGCATCAACTACAACCTTTTTTTTCGTCCATAGGATGGTTTATTCAGGGTTTGCTGTAACACAACAAGGAGCAGATAGTCGTTTCCAATATACACGTATCGCATAAAAATATATCCAACTATATAAATGGCAGATGCCACACTCATATATGGATTGGCAACTCTTGGAACAGGAGTTTTAGGACTATCAATTAGATACTGCTTCAAATCAAAATGTGAAGACGTCTCATTATGCTTTGGTTTAATTAAGATACATAGGGATACGGAAAGTGAGGTGAAAGCGGAAGAGATGGAATTGAGCCGCCCAAAAATGGAAAATGTAAAAAGCGAGAACAATTTAGGAGTTGTTTAATTTCCAGTTATAAAGAATTAATATCTCATTGTATGTATATAATGGAAGCACCCAAGATGCGAATGTTGAGTATAAAGAAGTTGTCCCCCGCAGTGATGTCAAGAATCCGAAACGGACACAAGGTGAGATTAATGAAAGGCGAAGGAACCCAGCTTGTAGTCCAGGATAACCAGTGGGACTCAATTAACCGAGCATTTATGAAAGATAAAGGCGTTCAAATATCTTTGTCCCCTGCTGAGGTAGAAGCCAATAGAACAGTGGAAGGTGAGGGCATCTTTGGTAAGAAGTTTGACAAGGCTTTAAAGAAGGCTGGTGTGAAAAAGATTGCTTACAAGATGGGTGCGGTTGTGAAACCCTTAGTGGATGAAGCAATTGATAAAGGTGCGATGGCCGCAACAATATTTGCTCCTCAGTTGGCTCCTGCTATTGAGGCAGCCCAAGCAACAGCCAAGCAATATTTGGATAAGCCCCAGTCGCTACAAGGTAAGAAAGGTGTAGCAGAATTGAAAAAGCGTGCCTTGAAAGCAGGATTGGATGTAGCTGCCCCTCTTGCTGCCGCCCAAGGATTTGATATTAACGAGCTCAAATCAATGATGGAGTCAGGTTCAAATGTTCCAATGTCAAAGCGTGAGATGATGGCAAAGGGTGAGGATGCTATATTATCCAAGCTACAAGAAATGGTAGATAAACGTCGCACTACAAAATCCGCACCAAGCACAGATTTGTATTCTCAGTTTGATACAGATGGTATTATTGGTAATGGTATGAAACGACATAAAATGGTGAAGGGTGGTAAGATGTGTCCTATGTGTTCTGGTATGGGTCTATATGCTGGCTCGGCATCGGGTCGTGGTGTTGGTTCTATTGGAGCGCCAGTGCGTGATACAGGTAAGAAGTTTGTCTCCTTATCAAAGAAGTTAATGGGTGGGGAGCTACAAGCTTTACAAAGTCAGGCAGCAGATGCCAACTTTGCGTTCAGATACACCCTACCCCCTGCTTACCAGCGTTAAGTGGGGTGCGTATATATATAAATATGCTCGCGGGCATTAAATGAACGTTAAGAATGGGCTTAAATTATAATGTATTATATGAAAGTTAAGGCTTTCATATCATATTATGACATAAAACGCTATCAAACGCTGAATAAAAATATTTTTATTCATCAACTGCTATGAGTTTCAATAAAAAAAGCATATTTAATGCTTAATTATTGATTAATAATACGAATATTAACACATAAACTACTTATTTTATATTAAATCTACATCTACAGCTTAATTATTATTTAAAACTACACTTAAACTTACATTCATACGAACAACGCTCTTCTCCAAATCCGCAATCATAGTCAAATTGGTTATAACAAGTTCGGCATAGTAATTCTCCATTTTCTTTTGCGTCTCGCATCCTTACGCCTTGTATTGCTTCGCATAATAGTTTGTGTCTTTTCCAATCGGCTTTTTGGCACTCCGCTCCACAATACCACGCAGATTTACAACCAGCACATTTTTTTAAAACTTTTTGTGATTTTTGTGTTTTATTTTTTCGTTTAACACATTCTGTGCCACAAGTAAAGCATGGAACTTCCGTTGCTTTATAACCTGCTCCTCGTGCTATTCTTACTCCAAACATATTTAGTTCTCTCCATAACTTATTTTTTAATTTTGGATTTAATTTACATATTACTTCTGTGACTTTTGTCAAACGTTCTGACAATATTGTGACTTCTTCTTCGTCTGGATATTTGGTGGTTAGTTCTACAAACTTGTTTCGCAAATAAGTCATAAAACTGCGTCTGAATATTTCTCCATCTGATAACATTAGGTCTCCATCTGGTGTTCTGGATATTCCTTCGCTCGCAATAATATGACCTGTGTTTAATTCAATAAACTTGGTGTATTTAATTTCGCTCATCATTTTTACTTTATAGTGTATCTCTTTATCGTCTTACCTTAATCCATAAGACGAAAAAATATTTCAATTTTTTTCTTTTCTATAACAAAATTGAGTTATTGAAAAATTATTTTTATTTGGACGGGTGGGTATTTATATAAATACCGACGCCACCTTTTGTGCCTCATATCTCTTTTTACATTTCTCCAATATGCGTTCCTTATTGTCTTCATAGTATTTTCGTTTATGTTCTTTGTTCTGCTCGTAATACTCTTTTGCTCTTTTTAATCTGGCTTCTCTATTCTCAATATAATTCTTGTGTGCTTCTTCCTTAATCTGGTCTTTGGTAACGTGTGCTTTCTTCAAACCCATATTATCACCACACTCTACTTTCCAATATTGCTCTCTCTCTTCTAATTCACGTTTATTGTTACACGGAAACTCCTCTACAATTACCACTTCAAAGTTCGTCCAGTCTCCATTTACTCTCATAAACTCATACAAAGGCAGTTTATATCTTGGCGAATTAACATTAAAATAATCTGATTTATGATGTGACAATCTCATACGATAGTTACACGTTGAACCCACATACACAAACGATATATTTGTATCCTTACAGATAATCTTATACACAACAGCACAACTATAATCCTTATTCATTTTCGTTAAACAGTCAAACATTTTTACTTATAGTAAGAAAATATTAAAAAATTAAATTATATAACGCAAACTTAATAAAATCAAAAATTAAAATATCGCTTAATATTATAAAATGGATTTGAAATCAGAAATAAAAAAGGCACGTCCTACATTAAGCGATAGTTCTATAGTCACTTATAATAGCATTTTGAAAAATCTACATTCAAAAGTGTTTGGGACGAAAGAAGTGGATTTAGACAACTTTGAAAAAACAGACAAAGTGCTAAAGTATTTGGAAGATTTAGAACCCAACAAACGAAAAACTGTTTTGTCTGCTTTAGTTGTTATTAGTAAAGACCAAAAACCATATCGCACTCTGATGCTTTCTGACATTAAGGACTACAACCAAGAGATTGGCGAGCAGGAGAAGAGCGAAACCCAAAAAGAAAATTGGATTGAGGAGGGACAAGTCCAAGACGTTTTTACTCGTCTTCAAAAAGAAGCAAACCATTTATACAAAATGGAAACCCTGACGATAAATGAGTTACAAAAAATACAGAACTTTGTTATTGTTGCTCTTTTTCATTTGACACCTCCAAGGCGAGCAAAAGATTATTGTGATTTCAAAATCAAGAACATAACTGATAAGGACAACTTTTTTGATGAGAAGAGTTCTGAGCTTGTGTTTTCTTCCTATAAGACCGCCAAGTTCTACGGCGTCCAGCGTGTCAAGATTGATAAACCTTTGAAAGTCATTTTGAAGAAATGGATTTCCCACAACCCAAGTGAATACCTTTTATTTGACACAAACTTAAAAAAGCTCACTCCTGTCAAACTGAACCAGCGTCTCAATAAAATATTTGGTTCCGAAAAAGGTTGCTCGGTAAATCAATTGAGACACTCCTTTTTAACAAACAAATATGGCGACACTATTGCGACCAAGAAGGCTATGGAGAAGGATATGAAAGAAATGGGAACCTCCGTAGCACAAGCAACAACCTACATTAAGAAGGAATAAGCATAAAAAAGTAATCTGGTAATATATTAAATGGCATATATTATCAGAGATTGGACTAAGAAGCAAGCAGACAAATTGGGCTTACAGGTCTTCCCAGCTCAAAATAACAAAAACAAAATTGAAGTTTATGACGAAAATGGTCTATACTTGGGAAGTGTAGGCGCATTGGGGTCAGGAGACTACGCTCAGTATTTATATATGGAGCAACAGGGTCAGCTTGATAAAGGCTATGCGGATGAGCGCAGACGGTTATACCATTTGAGACACCGTATGGAAAAAGGATGGAACGAACCATTGACGCGCAGTTGGTTGGCTAAGAAATTACTTTGGTAGGTCATTTCATATTTATATAAATATGCTTCCCTCTCATAACAACTTTCTTTGTGAGACCCGTGCCGAATAAATTGCCTGGAGGTGGCATATCCTCTTCATCATTATCATAACGCTTTGCTGGAGCTTCATATCCGCCTTGTTTTCTTTTCTTTATTTCCCTTGGTTTTAAAAACTGTTCCCTTCTTGTGAGACGTGCTAAATCACGACGCTCCCTTATTTTTTTAAATAATGCTGGTTGTTGTGCTGGATTAATACTACGCAATCTATTATCCATTAATTCTGCCGTTTGTAGCAGAGCACCTTCTCCCATTTGGAATACAATGTGAAAAAACTCAGCGTGAGGCATATCATCTGGTAGGGCAAGTATCATCTGGGTTATGTCATCCATATTGCTATATATATATAAATACATTATTTTTTATAACTGCTCTTACACTTTGGGTCTTTAAGGGCTTCCCCATATTTCATTCCATGCTTGGAAGCATATGCTTTCACGTGTTGAACCCATTTGTTGCCTGTGCCTTTCATACCTGTTCCTTGACTATAACTTGAAAATGAAGGCATCTCTCCTGTAAAAAACCTTTGCCTTTTTGCCTCGTTATAAATATCTTTTTGATTGGGTGGTTCATCATCTTCATCGTCTTCATCATCTTCATCATCTTTACGCTTTGGTTGTCTCGGAGGAGGAGACGGCTCACGACGAAATCGTCTTAAATACTGGTCTAACAGCTCTCTTCTACGCTCTACGATTGCGCCAGGAAGAAGGCTTTGTAGTGCTCGGTCTATATTTCGTAACTCTTGAAATGTAGAGTTTTCTAAAACATTAATAAACACGTTCTCGGGCATTGTTAATAGACGATTTGTTGCCATTATGTAATATATGATAATACTTTATTTTATGGCAACCCTCGCATTTTTACTTCCACCGAGGATTTCATTACATTATCATCATCCTGAGATGCTTTGTCTTCCGCAAACACATTTATCTCACGACGATGCTTTGGGTTCTTTGCTTGGAAAAACTGCGACAACACCCATTCATTTTTTTTCCACTCCTTGCTAACATTCAAGTCATCAAACAGGTCAATAAAGGTTTCTCCATCTTGATACAAGTTCCCAGTTCTAAAACCAGAGCAACTAACAAAATATAAAAATGCCAAGCAATAGAACCCACAGCAGTCTGCCATCAAACTTTGAATATCCTTTGTAAAGTAGGGCAGGTAATGTGGTTTCACAAACTTCTTTACATCTTCTGCGGGAGGAGCGCCAAAGCTATCAAAATACAAAGGTTGAATACGACCATCTTTCGTCTTGGCTACATACAATGCCGTCCAATGAATGCCTCCATTCTCCTTTCCCGTCTCATCGCATACATCATCTTGTGAATTAAGTATATACCCTCTGTTATACTTCAACGGTTCCTCCAGCAACTCATTCTTAAAACAAATGCGCTCCAGAGGCAGGTTCATTTTATTCGCTAAATTAATAATCTCAAAGTTGCTTAACATATAATATTAACTGATATTTTAATCTATTAATATTATCTTAATTAAAGTGGTTCATATTTATATATCTACTTCACCGTCTAAAAAATGTTTTATTACTATTGCGAAAGCCAGCCCTGTTAGTGCTGCGAGTATTATCAGAAGGAGAACCTTAGACACGGCTTCCCGTTAAAACATCCACCTTCAAGGTCTGTCTGTAACTGATAAACACAATGAGGTCAATAGCCTTAGCGGATAAGTTGGTTCCTTGGATAGAAACGGACTTGGGGACAGAGCGCTCAATATCCAACATACGGCTGATATCAACATAATAGTAGTTGTAGGCAGTCTCAAAGTCCAACAGACCAACCAAACCAGAGCATAGACCATCGGTTTCTGTGCCATTGACTGAGTTTGCGCCTGCCAACTGTTCCACAAATTGCTGGTAAGAATACTTTTGAGTATTGTAAAGGGCATTCTGTCCTGATACCACAACTTGGAAGTTTTGTAACAAGCAAAGAGGAGAGGTGACACCAGTTCCGGCGGCATCAAAAGGAGAATACAAAGGATTGACTCCACCGTTGGCTGCCGTAGTAAAGAAAGGAAGAACAAGCACTTTGGAAATATTGCTGAGACCATTTGTGATAAGAGAGTTTATGTTTGAACCAGCTGGGATTGAAAGCACTTGGTATTGATATATGTCTTCATATTCAACCGTCTTAATTTGAGATGATAAGTAAGCAGACTCAAAGGAGGGAGCCATCACAAAGCTTGGCACGTTCAAAGTAATAGAACGTCCAAGAGGAGCATTGGTTACACCAGCAACAGCAGTCTGGCTGGAAACCAAAGGAGTCGCACCAACAGAAAGAGATACAGTGTAAGCAATAGCAGGAAAGCAAGCAACACTTCCATTTGCGGCGGCAGCGCTGGCAATCTGGATTGGAATTACACCACCTACATTGCTTGCGACCGAGTTGATGCTTAAGTTACCACCCGCACCAGCAGATGAGAAATTGACGGAGGAGTTATTCAATTGAAGTGTAATTTTTAAATACACTCCCTTTAACAAGGGCATCTTCTCAAACAAATGGTGAAGGTGTTTTAAGCGGACAATACCATTAATAGCCCACTGAACTACACCACGAGCTCCTGCGGCACCATTTACCTTGTTAAAAATATATGATTTCCAAGCAAGAGTAGAACTGGCTCCAGTAAGAAGAGTTGAAAAGGCAGCAGAAGCAGGAGCAGTCAAACCATCAGGGTCATAGTTAATGTATTGCTGGCGCTTGAAAAACCCAATGTTTCCAGAATTGTATGTGGAATGAACGCCTGTAACAACAGGAACAGTCACCGCATTTTGGGTAAAACAAGTTCCTACACCATTCACAGAAGCAGCAGCATTGAAAATGACTGACAAAGCATCATCAGGGTAAAAACCAATCTCTGAACCTTGAGTTAAGATGTCATTGTAGCTAAGAGTAGTCATCAATTTAAAAGTATTCCAAAGACCTTGGAAATTAGTTTGCTGGATGACAGTCACACCATTCCAGTCGCATTGTATGCTGTGGATGATAGAACCAAACCAATTCTTAAGACCACAAGCATAGTCGCAAGTAGTTCCGGCAGCAACAGGAAGAAAAGCATCACTATTCGCATCCGCAGTTAAGGTCATAACCATTGGGATTTGTAAGTAAGCACTGGGGTAATACATATATCGGTTGGAGTTAGAAAGCTGAGATGTATCAATAACACTGCTATTTCCGTTGTATTGTCCGTTCTGATTGTCAAGCAACGAAAGCCAATCCTTTCTAACCATTATAGAAGGAGCACCCTCGGTTTGTTGAGATAAATCATATATCAAAGCGTCACTCATTATGTAATAATCGGAGATAAAAAAATCGGGTTATTACAAATAAATCTTCTAAAGGTAGGCGCTTAAAGAGAGAACTTAATATTTTTTTGTTTTGGTTTGGATTGCTTAACCATCAACTGTTCCAACTTTTTATTAATACTCACCATCCCTGAACCATTGGTTGGCATTCCCATTCCCAACCCTTTTCCTGAATATGCGGAATCAATTCCCTCCGCCTCCTGAAGCCCTCCTAAACTTCCAAGCAAAAACGCACCTCCTGACATTCGTTTTATTGGAACCGCTTTTCCTCTTATTGAGCTCGCCTTATAATAGACCATATTAATAATACAGGATATTATTTTTTCAACTTGCGTAAAACATTCCTTAATCTCATCGCCGACGTTAATAACGAGTTCATCGCTGTCAATTGTTTCGTAATGGCGGACTGCTTCTCTGGGTCATCCGTCTTCTCCGTCATCAAAGACATTTGGGTTTTGGCTAAGGTTTCGCACAACGTATTTAAATACGCCTCATCAACAGTATTATTAAAGTTCATTTAAAATATGCCGATATTTTATTTTTTATTTTTAAGCGCGTTAGTATTTATATATATATACGCCAGCATTATTTGGAAGCAGGTGATTGGCGTTCGCGGATGGCTAAAATGATTGTCATATTGGGGTCAAGAATAACAACGGGTCCATTATCTGAACCTGTGAGCGTAATGCGTAGCTCAGCATATGTTCCTCCAATCATCTTGTTCCACGAGAACTCGGGTGGCTTCTCAATGATTTGTTCGCCAATGGCAACCGTGGGAGTGACACTATAAATGACACTGGATGGAGAGGCATACTTATTATCAATGTTGGAACTTGTTACGAGCAGAGTGGGATTGGGTTGAACTTGGGGAGTGATTGTGCTTGTGTATGAATCTGTATTGGGATATGCTGTGCCGAGGTCTCGCGCGGAAATAAATGTGTCCGCAAACCCAACAATTAAATTGAAATTAGCAGGGGTTGATACTTGGGGCTTAAATGTTTGTGCTGGAAATGCCACGGCAGCAGGGTTCGTCCATCCAACTGGTAAAGCAGTGGGGAACTGATATGTGTTGAGTTGAATCGCATAAATAGTAGGATTAACAATCCATTCAAAGAAATATACATTTTGTCCTGAGGCATTTACCAAGTAGTGACCGTTCTGTATCATAACATACTGGCAGTAGTAGTTTATGTCTCCGATTTCATAAAGACCATTTGGGATTGTGATGGTATATGTGGTTACAACGTTCCCAGCATCTTCCCACGTATAGGTGATAACGTTGTTCCTTAATGTGCTATTATTAATGTTTTGCCAACTGTAATACATTTGTAAGGAACTAACAGCAATCTCGTGGTTATTGAATAAAACGGAATTGGGAAACTTATATACGAGCACCGAGTTGTTGGTGCTGCTTACAATATTACGACTGGTTAATATAATGTTAGATGTCATATAGTATAAGCCTATAAAAAATTATATCATTTTAATCTTTTTTCTACACGGGGTTCCTTAATTATCGGTTTTACAGTTGGGGTAAATCCTAAAGCAGATGGCACTTCGCTCCCTCCAAAATAAAAGGGAGGTTGTTGTGATTGTGCTTGGACTCGCGACACTTTTACAGGGTCAAACATCATCGGATTATAACCTGAGTTCATTATAATATACACATAGATTTATTTCTGAAAAGCATGGAAATCTCATATTGCCCCCATCGTGCGTATTTATATAAATACTAATTGGGGCAGAATTGGGGCAAAAAGGGCAAATCTTGCCCGACTTTCAGGTTTTCCTCTATAGGGTTTCTCTTGCGAGGCTACAAATCCTATTTCTGGGCGAGATTTGCCCTTTCTGCCCCATTTCTGCCCTATTTTCTTACCTCTTTTTCCCTTTTTTCTCCCCACACAAAGAAAAGAATAACACACATATATATATACTCTACATAGCTATGCTTTAGCCAACAACAAGAAAAAAAACAAATATATATAACTATGAATTACTTACCTCCTATACGTATTTATATAAATACTTACTCTACCAACACTGCTTTCACACAAGTTCCGTCCTTATTTTTGAGAATTATGGGCGTGCGAATCTCTTTTTGTTTTTTTAGTTTGGAATACACATCATATAATTTATATGTTTGTTTTAATAATCTTACCCACAATGCTGTCATTTCCTTTTGTTTGCGTTCCATTTTTAATACATATTTATCGTAGTTACCAAATCTACTATACCATTTCATATATTTTTCCTTTGACATCTGGGTTTCTTTTTTTAAAGATTTACAATAATGTGACATCTCCGTCCAAGTATTGATTTTTTTAATAACATTTTCCGCATATTTTTTGTTACTTCTTGCTTTGTCACTTACATACTTCGGTTCTTGATAATAGCATAGTCTTGTTTCAGGCGGTTCATTTCCTTCATTATCTCCCCAATTTACTTCATATTTGTAGCAATAGTCATATATGAAATCCAACTCCGTTCTTTTTAATATTTCTTTTTTGGTTCCCATCCAACCAACAACCTCATCATTCATCTCTTTGACACGCTTTGTCAAGTATTCAATACGCACATTTCTCTGTTCCTGTTTCAACACATCGGCAAGGTAGTCCTTAACCAAATGGAGGCATAACTGGGGTAGAGCATTAATATTCATTTTGTCGCTTATCGCTTTTATAACTTTTTGTGACCGACTATGCTGAGAAAAAGTTTTCAATTTTTTACTTCTCGGGAAGCTTATAATGGATAGTTGGCTATAAATACTTCTCTTCTATATTTCTCTCCTTTGCCTTCTCTGTTAAACCAAGCATTTAACACCTTAAATGGTTTGATGTAAAAATGTTTGAATAGCTGTCTGATGTTTTGACTGTCGTTCAAGGTCATTAAAAACTTTCCTTTTATTCCTTTCAATACTTCTACCAAGCGACCCAAATCAAACTCTGTGTCTTCCGCATAGTTAAAACTGGTGTCTGTATTTTCATAAGGCGGGTCTATAAAAAAGAAAGTGTCCTTGCTGTCATATTTTTTAATTATTTTTTCATAATCCTTGTTCTCTATAGTAGCACGGTTCAGCTTTGATTTATACTCGTCAATATTTTTTATGGTGCTATACGGGTTATTTACTTTATACACTTGTTTAGATGTGTTCGCATAAACTCCATTAAATCCATTACAGGTCTTTATTTTTTCAAGCGTCAAAAGGTCTGCTTCACTTGTGGTGTGGTTATCAAAAAAGTATTTTGTTTTCTCCAGTGTATTCAAATCATCGCGATACTTGGTTAAATCCATCGGAGCCTTTTTTATCATTCGCATTCTCTGAACCGTGTCCTTATCCAAATCATTAATAACATTTTTCTCAGCAAGAGGCTTATTGAAAAACACAGCAGCAGACCCCATAAATGGTTCCACATATATTTTGTGGTCGTCTGGAATATGCTCTAATATTAAATCTACAATCGGATACTTATTGCCTTGCCTACAAAAAAAAGGCCTCAATTTGCCTCCCTCTATTATGTCTTCACCTGTAGCGTGCTCTAAAGATTTTGCTTTTTTTGAACGGATAGACGCCATATAAGCTTTCGCTTCTTCAGAACCTTTTAAAAACCGGGGCATTATATATAAAGAACACATTTTATTATTTTAAATAAAAGAGCAAATATATATAAATATGAACGCCGAAGGCAAAGTCACCAGTTATTAGATTTTTGCGAAAAGTCTCAGGGGATACCCTTTGACTATGAAATTATCGTCACAAACATATTTTTTTATAATTTTATTTGTGATGATAAATGGTAAGGACATTAAAGTCTAAAAAAATGGTCTTTAAAATATACGGGATAAGAACCCCATAGTTCTATTAGTTGGCGCTCCTCGGGCGTTTTTATTATAATCTTTGTTAGTAGCGCATATATTTTTGGATATATTTCGTTCCTTCTTTTTTGCTCTTTTAACATTTGGTTGCTCTCTGGTTGGTTTAACTGTTGAGTATAAGCTTCAATTTGTTGTCTAAGCTTCGCATCCCCCTCTGGGTCTTTTGCTACTCTTCTTATTGTGTCTGCTCCATATTCTCTTACCTTATTTACAAGCGAAGTAGGCAACTTCTTTTCCAATGGCTCCATGCGTTGCGGAGGAGGAGGAGCAGGAGGTGCGGCGGCTGGTCTGCTAAAACGAGAACCTTTCCCATTTATTTGCTTTTTATTTGAGTAATACTCAATCCAACGATTTGGCATTATAGACTATGATGAGATTTCTTTTTATTAAGGCGCCAATATAAATCCGAGCACACCCGCAATATACTGGGCCACATAGTCGTCATCATTTCCCCAGTCAGTATATGCCTGCCCTTCTAATTTAACCGTCTCAACCTTTTTGGGAGTATAATCAGAATAAATTACAACGCGGAATGTAGCAGATGTATTCGCTACAAGTTCTGTTACGTCATATGTAAATCCAGTAATCATTGTAACAGTCACCATTTCACTCGGAACAATTGGAATCGGAGGTTGATTTGTAAAACTCATTTACTATACCTTAATATTTTATTTTGCTTAATTAAACGGCAGGCGTTCATATATATATAAATACGCACAGGACTACTGATAACAAATTAATAAATATTTGAAAGTTTATGTGCGACTCATTTCACACCAGTGTGTCCCATCACAGAAAAAGATTTGCTGGAAGATAGCTGTTGTGACAGTTATTGTATTTGCCGCAGTAATAGTCCCAAGAGGAATAAAACGGGGAGCTATGCCCCCTGAAGCGAGCGTATATTGAACGTTATTTGTTTTACGTTTAAACATTACCAATTGCCCCTCGTAATTCGCAGGGTCTGGTAAAGTTACCGTTTGACCTGCGGCTGCTATATTGACAATGTAATTAGATGCCAGAATTGTGTCAGGAGCTAATGGTAAAGTGCTTGTGCCTGTAATCGCAGCACTACTATCCTTGAAACGAAAACCTCCTTGTATAAAGACCGTGTCGGCAGTTCCTCCCAATACAATCTGATTTGAGTTTGCCACTACGGGAACAGTAGCGCCTGAGCCAATACAAATATTACTGGAACCAGTAATAAGTGTCCCCGCACCACTACCTATAATCGTATTGTTAGTTCCTGTAATTATAGAACTCCCTGCGTTGTAACCAATTATCGTATTATCGGTTCCTGTTGTTATTAAATCTCCTGCTTGCGAACCTACTACGGTATTTTGAGATGTATTTGTCATTGCGTTACCCGCATTGTGACCTATAAGTGTATTGTTTGCTGCGGCCACATTCATACTTGCTCCAATGTTTGACCCATATATGGTGTTATTAGTGTTTGCGTTAAAAGCAATGTTTCCATTATTGTTACCACTAATTACGTTTGTAAAATCCGCAGTAGAACTTCCAAAACCAAAAAATCCACCTCCAGTTCCAATTCGTATTCTTCGCACATTGCTTATTAAATTATTCACTGTTAATGTGCCTGTGCTTGGAATATAGGTTAAATAATTTGTTGTTAAATTATAAGATAATGTTTTATTACCAACAGGAGAAGAAGCAAAAACTGGATACAGCGCACTTGCTGTGGTAGCATCGTTAGTTACATTCACTCGTGAGGCGGTTGCTGCGTTTCCATTTAAGTCAGAAGTTATATTTGGAGGACTTACAGTTGTATCGTATTGTAGTATCAAATCGCTTCTCAATTGTTGTCCGCTTCCTGTTCCAGAACAAACAGGAATATTATAAACAGCCGCTGGGATAGTTCCACTGACGCTTACGAGTGTGGCGCTTCCCGCATTGCCAGTAAAATTAGTATCCAAGTTGGAACGCCTGTTCCATTGCTTGTTAATATTTGGTTTGCGCTTCCATTTGAAATAAATCCAGTTGTGTTAAGTGCGGTTTGATAAGGGATTTGACTTGCTACTCCACCAGCAATGTTTGTCGCCCTGGTTGCGGTTGCCGCATTGCCACTAATATTTGTCGTCCAAGTTGGAGCAAGTGTTGTGCCGTTAGATTGTAATACTTGTCCTGCTGTTCCATTCGCTAATAAAATAGTTGTATTTATTGCGGATTGGTAAGGAATAGACCCTCCTGCTCCACCAGCAATGTTTGTCGCCCTGGTTGCGGTTGTTGCGTTCCCTGAAAGCGCGCCTGAAAATGTAGTAGCAGTTAATATGCCTGTATCTGGAACATATGATAATGGTGTAAGTCCATTATCAATACGCGCTTGTTGGGAACCTGTGCCTGTCACAAACACAGGATAATGTATAGTTGCTGTATCATTCGCAGTCACATTAATATTGGCAGGAGCAATCGCATCAACATATGTTTTGTTACATAGGTCATTGGCAGCTGATGGAGCGATGGGTGTTTGAGGACATACTAAATTAAACTCTCCTCCTCCAAAGAAAGAAGCCAATCCAGATATACTCATTGTGTTTGGCATATTTACATTATCCGCAGCACGCCCAAGCTGGACTGTATTACTTGTTACACAATTAGCGAATGCTCCTATTGCCGTCGCATAACTTAATCCATTTCCAACATTAGCTCTCCCGCCAATTGCCGAACAAAAAGCATTATTGTTTAACATATCTAACCCAGTATCCGCACCAACACCAGTATTATACTGTGAAGCATCAATATTTGTAAGAGAAGTGTCTCCCACTGCTACATTACCATAGTCATTTGTAGAACCATTTGAATTAATAACTAATCCAGCACGGTGACCCATAAAGCAATTATTTGAACTATTTCTTAAATTACGCCCGTTGTTAAACCCCATACAAAAATTATTTGACCCTGCTCGTAAATTGTCTAAGCAATTTCCTCCAATACCCACATTAAAGTCACCTGTTGTAAGATTTGATAAAGGAATGTTGCTACCAATCCCAAAAAATATACTGGCTCCATTTTTTGAACCCAGAAACATTTGATTGATTTGACTATTTGCTCGTGCTTGTAATATTTCTGGTATTAGTGTCCCTGGGTTTGGGATATAAGCCAATGAAGTAATTGTGGTGTCATATAAAAGGGGTTTATTCCCTGCTCCTGATGCGGCAAAAACTGGGTAGTAGGTTGTAGCTGAATTATCAACAGTCAGATTTACATTATTCGCATTTGTAGCAGTGCCAGATAATGCGCCCGCAAACGTTGTAGCAGTTAGTGTGCTTGTGCTTGGAACATACGATAATGGTGTGACGGACGGGTCATTATAAAGGGTTCTTGCTATACCTGATGGCAATGCTCCTGCCTCAGAGAAAAGCGGATAAAAGGGTGTAGCACTATTATCTGTCTGAACTTTTACTTGGTTGGTTCCCCCTGACGAAGTAGCATAAGGAACAATATCATTTGCCTCCCTAAATACGAGAACATCAAATGTGGGTAAGTCTTCAGTGGGTGGAAAATATTCAGCCATTTATTATAAGGCTACATTTTATTTAATTAAGCAAAACTCAAAATCAATAATTAAGGTATATCTTAATAAATTATAATCTCAAAGTAGTATAATATGCCACGCTTTTGTGAAGACGACTTTTTGAAGAAGGAGGTAAAAGACAAACTCCACGTAATAACAATGTCAAAACTAAACAAGTATCCTTTAACGGATTTTAACACGCTCTCAATGAAGGAAAAGCGTATTGCCAACGAAATCTTAAACGACTATGTGCGCCGTTTGCCCGAGCACTGGGAAACAAAGCTAACCTGTGATTTCAATTTAATTTGTCAAGAAGAAATATTTAACAATCCCAAGATTGACTTTACGGAAGTGCCTTTCAAACAAAAGCCTTTGGAGGAGCTTGGGTTGCCTCCCGTGGAGGAGAGCGACCAAGTAAAATTATTGGTATAAGGGTGCGGTGCGTATATATATAACTATGAACGGGGCAACTTATTTTTAGTTTTTCAATTTTTTTACCCCAGAAGGAAAAAATTGAAATATTTTTTCGGCTTATGGAATAAGGTAAGACGGTAATAAAAGGCTACTTAAGTAAAAAAAAGCGAATTAAAAATGTCAATGAATATTCAAATGCTACCCCAGTTGTGCGTTCATTTGATTGGAAGTTTTATTGAAGATGAGATTGCGAAGCAGAAGAAGGTTATTAAAGCAGAGTATATGCTGGACCGAGCGATTGAGATGTCTGGGGAGATAAAGGACTATGCGGAAAATGTAAAGTTGAGTAAAAAGGAATTAAGCATAATGGGGTCTGGTTTGAATTGGGGGAAAGCTCGTAACTATGACGCTTCTACGTTTAAGCGTCTTAGAGAAATCATATGGCAATCCCACCAATCAAGTTGTGCTTTAAAAAAGTATTACACAAAAAATCCAAATGGACTAAAAAGAGATTTTTATGGATTGGTTGAAAGCAATTTAAGATATGCGTATCTCAAATATAGTGCGTATGAGTTTGTTAAAGCACAGCGACCAAAGCGCACCCCAATCCAATTGAAAAACAGGGATGGGACCATTGTCAATGCTTGGTTAATTGAATAAGTATAAGTA